CCAGTTTTCAACACCATCTTTATCAAGAGATACTACAGCAACGGCTTGTGCATCTCCAAAGGCGGCAATTACATCATTAGAAGAGTTTACTATAACATCGCCCATGCTTCTAACATCAGATACCTGTACTACCCAGTAGTCATCTCCAGAGGGAGGAGCACCTCCACCAACTAAACCTCCAGCTCCCATAATTTTTTTAACTAGCATTATGTTCCATCCCCCACAAGAGCGCCATAGAGCGTTGTGCCAACTTTCCAAACGGCGACCCATGTATAACCGCTCGTCGCCAGCGTTGGCGCGATGCCCGCGTTGTTTACCCACGTTATCGTCGGCCACGCAAAAGTGTACGCAGTGCCGTCGTCAATACCAATGATGAAACTCTCGCCCGCAGCTACGTTGTCCGTAACGGAGGTCATATTACCCGTGAGCGTCAGCGTGTGAACTGTGCCATTCGCCGGGTCAAACTCGGTTGTGTTGCTGCCGGTCGTCGTGGACCACGCAAATACCTCTTCCGTTACAGAACCATCCAAAATAATATTGGTGTGGGTCTTGTTGGTGAAGGTCTGCGTGGACGCTGTAGCCACCACCTGATCCCAGTCAGCACTCGACGATGTGTCTGTCGCGACATAGGCAAGGTCATTGGTCGTGTCGATATAGACATCGCCAACCTTACCCGGCGTAGTCCCAGGAGCACCGGCGCCCGACGACACATCAGGCTTGGTGTTCAGGTTCGTAAGGTTGTCGTCCATTTCCGTGTTAGTAAGAGGCGACCCCTTATCAACACGTGTTGTGATTGTCGCCATTAGATGGCGCTCCTATCTGGGTTAGGAGGCTGCTAGCGTAACCGTCCAGGTCAGGATCAGGCTGTCTCCGGCACCCTTACCCACCGTGGCAAACACGGTTCTGCAGAGCATGTCGCCCGTGGCCGCGGTCGCGTTGTTGAACAGACCGGCCTCGACAACCGAGCCGGTGCTGACGCCCGCGCCGAAGGTCGCGACGTACTCGATCGACTCGTTGTTTGACCCTGTACGCGTCGTGCTGTCGAGCGCTACTTTGGACCCAAGCAGGGAGACGAGGTCCGTCTGAGCCGCCGCGGCCGCTGTGTTACCAGAGCCAATACCCATGTGGGTCATGACGGTCTGCGAGGTGCCGGTCATGCGTGCCGTTATGAAGTCCAGGCCGTCGTTGACGACCAGGTTCTTCACGGTGCGCTCTTCCTTCAAACTGCCGTCTGGGCCAAAGAGCTTAATATTGACCTTACCGGTGAGCTTGAGTTTGTCGTTCATAGCAGCGTTCCTTAGAAAGTTCGCGACTCTCCGATGTAGTCCGCCGCGAAATACGATGGGTCAACATAGTCATGCGCTATAACCGTGCCGGAGTCCGTCACTCCGGAAGCGTCACTAAGTGGTTTAGTATTTAGCAGAACAGCAGCATCTTGCGCAAGCGCGGTGTCTACCGCCACTTTGCCGACCGAAAGCGTAGCCACGTCGGTCGCTATAGCCGTATCGCCAAGAGCCTGCAAGATAGTAAACGCGATGACCAGGACGTCGGCGACGCTGGCTGTGTCTGCCAAGACGTTAGACGCGGCGAGGGCTACGGTGTCGGAAACCGTAGCCGAGTCTGCCAGTACATTTGATGCCGCAATCGCTAGGGCGTCTGTAGCCGCTGCAGAGTCTGCAAGCGCTTGGAGAGACGCCTGCAGGAGGTTCAACGAGTCGCTAACACCCACCGTGTCTGACGCTGGTTTGCCTACGGAAGCCGCCACACTATCCGCGACGGCCGCCGCATCAGACACCGAACGTGACGCAAGAATAGCAAGGACGTCTTGGGCCAACGGAGTGTCCGTAAGCGCCTTGAGCACAGACACCGACAAAGCGTCAGACGCGGCACCTGTGTCACTTAGGGTGGCGGCGTCAAGGGACCTCAAGACGCTCAAGGCGTCAGAAACGGACGCCGCGTCTGCCAACGCTTTAGCGGCTGCGATAGCAACACCGTCAGTAGCCGTGGCCGTATCTGAACGCTTTAATATGTCAAAAAACTGCCCAGAAGCGATTGCAGCTGCAATACGAACCGCAACAGTATCTATCGTGACCCGCTGGGAGACGATCTCCGCGGCCGCGTTCAGCCTCGTGACTGTCGCTTTAATCGTCACGCAAAGTCCTCGCGCAACCGAAATTTCATTCGTTCGTACAGCGTCTCTCTGACCCCTGACGCAAGCACGACCTCAACTTCGCCTTCGTATCGACCGGCATCCTGGTCCAGGTCGCCAGAATTAAACTGAAGCGTCGCAACACCGTTAGCGGCGTCAGTAAGCGTGAACAGTCGGGAGAACAGGACCGTCGTACTGCCGACCGCCCGGAAGTGCAGGGTTACAGTACCGCCCGTAAGGTCAATGGCAGCGCCAGAGTCTTCGTCCGTCAGAGTGATCTGGAACTGAGGGCCTGTGTCCCCTTGGACCAGTTTATGGATCGTCGCCATGTGTGTAGCCCTCATGCAAACGGTCGCTGGCGGATAAACACATTGGCAGCCCGACGCAAGTCACGACCTTTGGCGTCGTCAGCCTCTTTGTAGAACATAGCGACGTACGCCGACCCGGCGGCCAAGTCCGTCCACTCTTTCTGGGGGATCAGCAATATCTGCCCGAGGGCGCCGTACGCAATGCAGCGGCCGTGCGTCTCGTAGATGAAGTCCTCAACGCCTGTGGCCGTCAGCGACGGCTTCAGGACCCCTGTGCCCTGAAAGGCGTAGGACGCGTCCGGTGTAGGATAGAACCGAAGCTGCGTGTCTCGGTAGATCGCAAAGGCCGTAGGCCTGGACGTGGAGACATTCGGCGAGAGGAAGTAGTGACGGTCAGTCACGCGGGGGAGTGGAGACCCATCCAGGTACAGCTTCAGGATGTTTTCAACAACCGATAGAGAAGGGACGTCCAGGTCGTAGTCTGCCTCGTTCGCGTACGTGAGGTCCGACTCAATATCGAACCGCCACACCTCACTCCGTGCGCAGAACCGCGCTGCTGCCTCCCTAAGGTGGTCCGTCATGACCACTTCGGGGCAACCAGGGAGATAAGGTTGCAGATACGGGAAGAAAGTAGACCACAACACAGCCATATCAGGTCACCCTGTTTGCGACCGCAGGGTCATAAACGCCGTCCGTTTGAGTCTTTGCGCCGATACACGCCATGAACGCCTGATACGCCGCGGAAGCTCGCACCTCGTTCGCGCCGTACTCAGCGTCCTTGCTGTACGCTCGGTAGAGTATCCAATCTACCAGGGCGGCCTGGTATATGTCGTCGACGTTGATAACGGTGGTGTCTGTCCCACTCGGGTCCAGATTAGACTCGCTCAGAGCGTGAGGGGCCGGGACCGTAGAATAAACTACTTCAATCTCAGCCGTAGCTAGCGCCGGTGGGTAGACAAAGAACTGCTTCGGCTCACGTGGGTCGAACGTGAAATGTTCAATGTTGATCGTCTGCGTTTCGGCGTGCCACCCCGATCGTTGGTCGTCGAGGATAGCGCGGTTCACCTGGCGAACCACCTTTTTGTTCGAACCGGCGGCCACGTTGCGGGTGACATCCAGCAAGCGAAGCGCACCAGAAAAGACCGATGTAAGGTCCTGCCGAGTTCCGGCGGTGCACGTATAAGTCCCCGAGGCTGAGTTAGCGTCAGGTCGGTGTAGGGTGATAACCCTGTAGGCTTCGTTAAGCCACTCCTGCAACTCTAAACGCGGCCAACGGACGTTGGTGTCCTGGAGCACGTCCTCGACGCGCCCAATCACCTCGCGAACTTTATATGTCGCCATTTAGCAAGTCCTCAGGTTTCAAAATCCGGTATATCATCTACCGGTTCTTCATTTAAGTTGTCAATGACCTCTGCGTCCTCGACAACGATGTTCGAGATGCCGCGCGGCACATCAATTTCAGCCTCAGCCTCAACCTCGGCCTTCCGCTTGCGACGAGTTTTTCGTGCCGGCGGAGACTGTCTTGGTGCCTTGAAACTCTCCATCATGGCGCGTCCCTCTGAGGTCAGCCGCGGCCCGTCATCGGAGCTATTCGCAACGTGTACTCGGTTGGACGGCGAGATCACTACGCGCCAGCGGCCGGCCACTCGCTCGGCATTCACCTTCTCAAGAAACTCTTCGACGGTCATGATTTCTCTTTCTAAGAAGTGCGGGCCGGCCCCGTAGAGCCGGCCCTTAGGTAAGCCCTAGGATCAGGTTGGGTTACCGATCAGAGCAGTCACCAGCGCGGTATCCTTCACGACCTTGCGGCCATAAACTGCGAGACCACGAACGATGTCGCCGAAGTCCGTCTGGTTGCGCAGCGGCTCAGTCTTGGTGATCTGAGAAGCAAACGCACAAGCGGATTTCGTGCCAGCAGCCATCATGCGACGAGGCTTCGAGCCTACGTCGGCACCGCCAGAGGCAACCGCGGTCAGGCCGGAGACCATCAGTTTGTCGGTTGTACCGTGCGGCAGCAGGTTGCTGACATACACGGTGAACCGGTCGATGGTGCCGATCTTACCCGTACGGATGGTGCTCGACGAGTCGCCGGTGAAGTACGCCTGCGCAAGGCTGGTCTGCATCAGCAGGTGCCGGTCATACGGAGACATAATCAGCCAGCGGCCATCTTCCGGGACATCCTGCTCGTCAAGCACCGCAGACATGCGGAGAATGGCGTTCAGGACATTGGCCGGAGTCGCTTCGTCCAGAGGAGCCGCGTCAGTACCCAGGTTATAGGCAGCCGACTTGGCACCAGCGGTGGCGCCGGCGTTGGCAGCGACAGCGCCCTCGGTCACGAACCAGTTGAAGAAACATTCGTTTTCAATGTTGATCTTCAGACCTTTGGCTGCGTCTTCAGTGAACATATCCATCAGGTTGAGGTCAGCCTGGTGGGCCAGCACGTCGTTGGTCGAGACGCTGAAATACTTACCCTTGTTGATCTGCATCGTCGTCAGGGTAGGCGTCGGCGCTTCATTGCTGAGCGTCATACCTGCGCCGGTGTAGTCATTGATGGTGATCGAGGGCGCGGTCCGAATGTTGATGGTATCGCCCATGTTGGCGATCTCACCTTCCCAGTCGGTGTTCGCGATCTCCGTCATCATCGTGTTGGCGTAGAACTTCGCGTTCAGCTTTTTCGACCAAAGCTGAGGGATAAACGTCCCCGAGTAGTCCGGGGTCGTGTTAAACGGTGAATTTACCGGAAACACAGTAGCCATAATGGCCTCCTATGGAGTTGTCATTGCAACCACTGCTTCCGCCGGAGTCACGCGCGCACGCGCCCTTCGGTGTATGCAGTAGTTAGCTCGCGTTCGAGTGCTTTGGCCTCGTCGAGGCTACCACGCTTCTGCAACTCCACCACCTGGTCCCACTGCCGGTCCATTTCACGGGTCGTGTAGGTTCGGCCTTGGGTTTGAGTGGTTGATTGCCGTCGCGTCGCGCTCCGCTGAGGCGTGACCTGACGCTCTAACTCGGCCTGGCGTGTGTCGACGGGCGGAGGCGCCTGCTGTGAAGCAAGGGTAGCCTTCCACATCTGCACGTAATCAGCTACGGCGTGTTCATCACCCTCTTGATAGGCGGCAGATGCCACCGCTCTGCGGGTAGACCGGATCATCGGGTCGTACTCGTCCAGCCACTGTATCCAGCGGGGGTCGGTCTCCACCTGGGTGAAAAAGTCCGGCACCAGCGATGTTAGACGCTGGTTGAAGGTCATCTCAGACACCTTGGCGGTCGTTTGCTGCACTTGCTCGCGCAGCTTCGCGACATCCTGTTGGGCAGTATTAGGTTGAGTGCTCGCCAATTCCGACCTGACAACACGTTGAACCATAGCGATCATATCGTCGCCAAACTCGTCGCGGTCTCGTTCGGTCACAAGACTTTCACTTGTATCCGCCTTTGTAACGTCGACACGCCGCTCGGCTTCAGCTTTAAGCTGTTCGAGTTCTGCTTGCAGGTCCTGCATCTGCCTGCGCAGACTTGGAACTTCGGCGTCGTACTTCCCCCGGAGGGTCATATAACGATGCTGCCACGTGTCGGGCTCTACGTCCGGTTTAGTGTCCGTCCGCTTCTGTACCGTCTGCTGGTCGTTCGCCGGAGCCGGGTCTCCTGTATCCTTACCATCAGTGCTAGCCTGGGCAGCGGCGTCATTCGGATGATCGTCCACAGACGTTTCGCCTTCCTGCTCCACCTCGGGTTGGGCAGTGAGTATACGCTCGTACTCTTCGATGTCAGCAAGGTCCTGTTGGACCTGTCTCGGGTACTCAGCCATCTTTGTCCTCTCGCGCCAAACTCAGGAGCCGCGTCCTTTTCCACGGGTGTGCGGTGGCCCTTATGGTCTGCTTGGGTTTCGGGTCAACATCTCGCGCGCAGTTTCCACCGCGTCGAGAATGTCTTGAAACGCTTTAGCTCTCTCTTGCAGCCGGCGGATCATATCCGTATCGGTCGCAAACATGAGTTGCTTCATCGTCGTCTCCACCTCATCGGCGAAGACCTTCAAAACTGCAGGGTGCTCCTTTAGTGAGTTAAAGCCTCTTGCGGCTGATAACCCATGAGTTCTGAAGTCAATCATCGTAAGCTACTTAGCCTTTTGTCATGTGTCAACTACGCACCGTTCGGTCGCGCGCTGATGAAGTTCGAGTCTCGCCCGCCTTGCGGTGCTCCGTCTTCCTGGCGCTCGGGCGGCTGCTGCATCTGCTGCATGGCCATAGCTTGCTGCGCAGCGATCCTCTGCTCCAACTCCTCACGCGACGGGACCAGGCGGTCCACGTTAGTAGCTCCAAGGTTGTTGGCAAGGTCTCGCATAAGCTCAGCCGTGCCGGTCGGGCCAACGATGTTCTGCGCGACCGGACTCTCCAACACCATACGCAGGAACTCGCTCTTACGAACCGCCTCGGCCTCTTTGACGACAAGCGCCTGCGCGCCGCGAGCGAGGATTTTGACGTCACCGACCATGTCCGGGTCTTGCAAGTACCGCAGGTTACGCTGATATTGCCGCTCCAGCATCGGCTTCAATACGTCGTGGTCGATGTTGGAGATGACCTGCTTGATAGACTTCCCGGCGT